TGGTGTTGCTGAAGAGGGCGCAGGACCCCGAGGCGGTGTTGCTGGAGCCCGTGGTGTTGCTGCAGAGGGCGTTGAGGCCGGAGGCTGTGTTGTTGCAGCCCGTGGTGTTGCTGCAGAGGGCGCTGAAGCCGATGCCGGTGTTGTTGGAGCCCGTGGTGTTGCTGCGAAGGGCGCTGGACCCCGAGGCTGTGTTGTTGGAGCCCGTGGTGTTGCCAATAAGAGAAAAAGCACCTAATGCCACGTTCGACGTGCCAACAGGATAATCCCCGTCCAGCTTGATCGTGCCGTTGGCCTCGAGGTTCGTGAACGTGCCGGCCGCGGCACTCGCTCCGCCGATGGTCGCGCCGTCGATCGTGCCGCCGTTGATGTCGGTTGTGGTCAAAACAGACGAGGCCACCGTCAGCACGCCAGTGCTGTTGGCAATCGTGGCAGACGCCGTGCCGTCCTTGGCCTTGATGTTCGTGACCTCAAGGTTGGTGGTGTCTACAGTCGTGGCGTTGACCGTGCCAGTGAACGTGGGGCTTGCCAGCGGAGCTTTGGTACCCAACTGCGTCTGGATAGCTGCAAGGTCTTCAGCCGCTACCGACACATACACCACAGCAGCGCCTGTGAGGCTCAATAGAGCGCCTGTCGAGCTTTCCCCTAACGTGCGTGACAACGTAGTCCCAGTGGCCGTATAGGTGCCCGAACCAATCTCCCAAGATACGCCGTCCTCAATGACGTAGCGAACCACATCAGCGTCAACCACGCCAGCATCAGCAAAGGTCTGGTAGCCACTCTCAGCAGCGCCAAGCGTGATTGTACCAGTGCCAGTCGTGGCGGTAGCAACTTTGGCTCTGTTTACGAGAGTGACCATTTTTATGTCCTTACGCGATGCGGAGGATAGCGTTCGATGCGTCCGCTACCGGGAACTGGATGGTGAAGTCGCCGTCAGTAGAGGTCTTGTCAGCCCCAAAATCAAGGATCGCAATAGCTCGATTGGCCTTAGATGCGTTGTATAGCATCGCACCGCGCGCAGTGATCGTCGAAGACGCCCACGTAGTATTGTCAAAGTCCACAATCGCGGTTGTACCGCTGGAGCTAATCGTTGCCCCAGTTAGGGTGTTGCCCCCAGCGGTGTACCCGGTACCGGCAACCTCATTTGTTGTAGCATACGCTGTAGTCGTCGCCCCGAGGGTCGCCGAGCTAGTAAACAGCGCAATTTTAATCGTGTCAGTGTCGAGGTCGTGCACGCCGCCAAGAAGCTCAGTCTTGAAACTTGTGCACATCGCTTGTGTGATAGCCATGTCTTATCTCCTTAGCTCACGGCAGTGCGTACTTGGCCAGAACGGTATGTGTCCTGACGCATTTTGCCATCCCCGAGATTCTTGAGCAGCCCGATCGCAAGCACATACAGTTGATTGTACATGTTGACGACGTCCTGCTCGCCTTTCAAGAAGCGGATAGCTTCAACCAGCGCACCGTTTAGTAGCGCTGAATCAAACTCGTTCCCTAGCCACGTCGTACCTGCGGTAACGATGGACTCCGGGTAGTATCCGTAATGCAGTTCTACGGTGTAGTCCGCATTGGGTGTAGGGCCCAAAATAAATGCGTTACCGTCAAAAAACGCGTAGTGTTTGGGTACGCCAATACCCCCCGGCGCAGGGTAGGCTTCCCGGATAAAATTTACGTCCTTGTTAAGCAAGTACGAATAATTACCGGACTCCTCTACAACCGCCATACTGAAAGAGTACAGGAAATCTTCGGGCATAGAAAGGTACTTGTTCCCAGAGGTTACCGTACCCGTCACGTTCTTGCGGAGTTCCGGAATCTGGACCGTATTGTATATTTTCTGCTCCGCCTGTTTAACAAACATGGCAAGCTGGTCGTCGGTGAACGACGTTTCACAGATATCTTCGATGTTTGCTTTCAGCTCGGCGTAATCCATACCTTACCCCATTGGCCCGCGGGCCATGATACCTTTAGTGGCTGCACCGGTGCCACGGACCTTCGTGCCGCCAGATTTCTTGGCGGGCTTCTTCATCTTCTTCGTCTGGCTTTTGACTTTACCACCAGACATCATCTTCTTGGTTCCGCAGCTAGGCATGAGTGTATCTCCTATGAAGTTATTACTGTGACTTGCCCGATAAATCCAGTGCCAACTATCTGCCGTACTGGGATGATCTGTGCACGGCTTTGGGCGTATTCAGAGCTATCGGGGCGTGGGTTACGGAGGGCCTGTGGGTCTTCCACCGGAAACTCGCCTAACTTAAGCTGGGGGTGATCCGGGTCCCAGCATGTTGAGCAAGATAATAAGTTTGTCTTGCGACCCTTAACGAAGGTAGTGCGTAGCTTACGTAGCGGGTATTGAAACCCGCATATATCGCATATGCCGATCGCTTTTTGGCTTGAGGCAAACCGATTACTCACCGGACCATCCTCACGCTGGGCACGAACCGTATTGGAGCCTTCTCACGGTCTTCTTCGGCAGCAAGCCGGAATTGATCCTCGTATTCGGCCTTAAGGAGCGGGATACGGTCGATGAGCTCGGGCACCTTCATCGCGATGTAGTACGCCAGCCCCGCTACCAGACAGGGGAGAAAGCGGAAGTTCATATCCGCAGTTTGAACCCCGGAGCCCGCGTCTTGGACGCGGCGCATGCGCCAGTAAACAAACGTATAGTTGTTAGAGTCCGGCACCGGCCAGACATTAATCCGTGGGGCGTCACGGAGACGCTCAATCCACACCTGAATCGGCCTACCGGTGTTGGTCTTGTTAGGAATCGTGGAGTAGGTGCTAACGCTAATACGCGAGATATTAAGGTCTTGCTGTGTGCTGCCTGCCCCTGTGCGAATAACCTGCTCAAGTAAGTCGATGGTGTCCGCAGGTAGGGCGTACTGTGCTACACCTTGCGAAAGGCTTAGAACCCCCTCGTCGATGGTCCACATGTTGATGCCGCGGTTCTGCCACTCGATCGTCATCAAGTTCATAGACCGCCGCGCAGTGCGAAGGTCATAGCCAGACCGCATCTCGCGGCCCGCACGTTCCCATGCTTCCTCGGCGATCTCCGTGAAGTCCATGTTAAACGCTGTGGTACCGGATGTGGTCACTTGCTACCCCGTTTTGCTGCTGACACCCTACGAGGTTTACCCGCTGGTTGCCCTAGTCGTTTCTTCTCAGCGACCTTCTTGCTCTTCTCTGAAGAGCTCATTTCACCGCTAGTCTTAGGGGTCTTGCCAGACACCCGCTTGCTTGGTCTGCAATACGGAGTACCCCGACTTTCGCCCTCTTGGCGTCCGCAAGCCTTACCAGTGCGTACATCTTTCCAGTCCTCTTTGAACCAGCGCTTCAGTGCCGCACCTTTCTCCGTCTTGCGAACCGCCATCACTTCGACCCTTTGTTGCCCCAGTTCTTTGCCCCGACCTTGCGGCACTTGGCAATAGCCCCAGAAGCATAGGCGGACGGAAAGACCTTATAGCGAGATTTTACCTTGCTATAGCAGTCGTCTTTGACCGCCCCACCTCTCTTGTAGCGCTTGCGCATTACATCATCTTGCAGGCGCGGACGCCCTTAGACGCCATACCCGCACCCCGTACTTTACCGCCAGCCTTCATTTTATGTGCGGAATCCTTCATCATGGTGCCGTCAGGCATTTTGTGCATGCCGACTTTACCGCCAGCCATCATGCCTTCAGGCATCTCCATGGCTTCCCGCATCGACGCGCGGTTGCCGCGGCCTACAGCCGTGTCGGAGGACATCATGTCTTCAATTTCTTGGGGGCGCTTGCGGGGGCGGATCGACCGAGCCGGTGCAGCCGAGCTCCTACCTTCCATAAGGTCATCTGGACGCGCCTTTGGGCGCATTTTCGGGCGGTCAGACGATGCCATGCCGCCGTTCTGGTATTTCTTCATCATGAGTTTATCTCCTACGCTTTGAGGTGCCCCGACTTCGGTGGCATTAGCAGTTCCACGCCCGAAGGCTTTTATTGATCCGAGAATCCGGGTCGTTCTTTGTCTTCTCACTTGTCAGCTTTTTCTTCATGCCAGACATCCGGGCACAGAAGCTCTTACGGCGGTTGCCGTCCTTTGTGCCAGCCTTGGCCTTGGGGGCCGGGGGCTTTAGGTTCATCCCCTGCTTTTTTGCAGACGCGCGGCCTTTGGCATTGAGCCCACCTTTTGGGTTCTTGCCTTCCTTACGCTGCCATGCTGGAGACTTCGCCATACTGCACCTTAGCTGTAGAACACGGTCATGGCGCTAATGTTTGTAAGCGCCGTGATAAAGACATCGGAAGAGCAACGAATCCCATAGTCTGGAATGTTGATTGAGTACGAGTCGGACGGGATAAAGTCGATGTCGAGAACCAGTGGGCCCCCGGCACCATCAGTCACGGTCAGCCGACCGGCACCGCCTGCAGTGGTAAAAAC